ATCTAAAGCTTTATCACCAATATATTGTCCTGATACAATACTTGGTACGTCAATATCTCCTTTATCACTGCCATAAGTATATTTGTATTCTGTTGCACCAGTATCCATTCCTAAGTTAGGCCTTCTCATGTCAGGAAGAATTTCTCCTGTTTTAGGATTAATAGGTTGATTATATTCAGGAACTAAATAAACATTTTGTTCTTTTAATGGTAAACCAAAAGGCATTTCTTTAGGGCCACCGTTTTTCATTAACTGCGGAGCAATTTCATTAAAAGACATTACCAAAGGCTTAGCTTCGGACTGTGCAGGCTGAGGTATTTTATAATTAGGAGTAGTAACAGGAGGAGTAGGAAAAGTAACAGGTTCTGGTTGTTGAATGGGTTGTTGCTGTTGCTGTTGAGACTGAGCTTGCAATTGCTGTTGTTCATATTGATCAAGTACTTGAGGATTTTGTAAAGCCTCTATTGTATTAGGATAACCTAATTGCTTTACTCTTTCTAATATCTGTCTTCTAGTAGCATTATCCATTACTTCAAGAAAGTAAGTTTGTATTTAGCTTTGTTAATATCTGCTTTAATTTCATCTAGTAAGTTATTGAATTCAGAAAATTTACTTTCTTTCTGTAAATCATCAACTTTATTCTTAAGTGTATCCAATGCAGTCATGCAATTAGTTACATCTTTAAATTTAGGACTAACATTAAAATCCATAAATGTTAATAATGTTTCTGCAATACCTTGGTAATTTTCTACAACTTCATCTGCTCTATTTCTAAGACTGTCATATAAGTCACCAAGAGTTTGATGAGCAGCATAAGAACCTTGACCAGTCATTCCCCAATGAAGAAGATGGACTTTATTAGCAACTTCTAACATGCTTAATGCTAATTCTGCTACCAAGTTATCTAATCTACCTGACCCACGGAAACCTGCTTCTAAGTCTTTAATTACTTCGGTTCCATTCTTTTCTAAACTATCCATTGCAGATAGATATTTCGACATAGTATCTTTTGCCATTATTCTTGATTATTTTGGGCTAGTTTATTATTTATTTCTTGCTCTTTAAGTTCTAATTGCTTTTGTTTAATTTCAAAATCCTTCATCATCTTTTCTAATGTTGCAGAATTCTTTTTCTCATCTCCTTCAGCTGCAATAAGAGCAAGTTCAATTTCTAATTGACGATCTTTTTCTTTATCTAATTGCTGAGACTCAATTTGAGCTTGTTGAATTTGCATTTGTTGTTGACTTTGTTGGGCTTGAGCATCTTGTTGAGCTTTCTGCAATTCCTCTTGAGCTTTTTCAGCTTGTCTAATTTTATCTTTAATTTGTGGGAAACTATCGCTTTCAAAGATTGAAATAGCTGCTGACATTGGAAGACCATTCTGTACAGCTGCTTGTGCAAATCCTCTAATAGCTTGGAGTTTCTCTACATCTTTACCAGCATCAGAAACAAAGATTCCGTATTCAGATTCTAAGTGTCCTAATCCTTCAACATCCAATTCAGCTAAAGTATTATCTGGCATTACAAACATTCCTTTCTTACCATTAATCCAAGCTACTTTAGAGTAGTCAATTAATCCTTGCAATTCACGTTGCTCAAAGTTTGAGAACTTTCTAAATATATCTTCTGTTATATGAGAAGATTGGACAATGGCTTGTTGTGATGTTCCTTTACCTTCATACATTCCAACGGAACCTTGGCGTTGTCTATTAACACCACTCAATTTTTCCCACTCAACCATTATCGATTCTAAGAGGGTAAGATATTGTGAGATTGTCTTAATTGACATATCCAACACAGATTGGTGCTGGGGGGATAGTTGTATTCCCTCTTTATTATAGTCTACCCAAGCAATACCTGTACCCTCTACATAGTACATAAACTTATCCATGTCCCAATTTTTAGGGATCATGTTAATATCGAATTGAGCAACAATATCCTTAGACCTGGCTATTGCTAACTCCATGCGGTATTTATAAATGTTGTAATTTAACTGATATGGAATTCCAAGACTAACTAAAGAGATAGCTTGAGAGTTAATATCAGAATATTTTCTTCCGTTAATTGGGAGTTTACAAATTGATGGATTGTCTAGACTAGTTCTTTGAGTAGCTACAGGATTCATTTTAATATAGAATCTTCTATCAATTCTAATTCCTTCCCATACTTCGTTAACCCATTCCCACTCTAAAGTTGCTCCCATCTGTTCTTTCATCTCAGCAGTTAACTTAAAAGTTTCATCAACTTCTTTAACTTCTTGAGTTCCCGTATTGGGATCTGTGTAGTTTAGAAATCCAATTCTTTTTCTTGACTTCCAATACACCGTTACAATTTCTATCAATCTATTACGATAGATATTATCATCAGCTCCTGACGCTTCTGCACGATATAAAAGATAAGCTTCTGCAGATGTATGAGTAGGAGATTCTAATTCTAAAATTTGTTCAGCAGTTAAGAACTCTCCATAAGCATCAATAATAGTAGATGCATGCGAGAACTTTCTAATAATTGCCCAATCCCCATCTTCTACAAAATCGATATCTGGATCTTTATCAAAGTCAACATCTAATGGATTAATAACTTCATAAAATGGTTCATTACGTCTAACTCCTTTATGTGAATAGCATTCCCCTGCAATTAAAAAGTGGAAAAATTGTTTTTGAAATTTATCATAAATCTCTTGATGACTCATAATATAATTCAATGCATATTGTCCTCTAATTGCTCTAGAATCTACATAAGATCTATTAAACTCTTCTTGAATTTGTTTAGGAAGCGGAACTTCTTGCTGTTCTCCTTCAACTTGGCCTTGTTTAATTAGTTCATTTAAGAACTGAGTACGGATGTTATTTAAAAGCAAATTTTGTAGTTGCTCTTCTTTCTGACTAATAGCATCAGCATTTTGTACAGTTACTGTGTACTCTAAAGGACGCTTAGATTTCTCTCCAAGAAGTAAATCAATAATGGGTTTAATGATTGGGTAGTTTCGTAGCTTAGTCGGGAAATTCTTTCTAGTTTTTCCGTAAGGCTTAAGTACATAGTTATAGTCTTCTTCATCTATTACACCATTATAGTAGTCATACAAAGATCGCAAATATGCACGACGCTCACTGATACCAAATTTAGATAAATTAATAAATGCATCTACGCAATCTTTTTTCCACTTCTCATCTTTCTGACTTAATGGAACTCTTTGTTTAGGTATATGGGCTTGTCCGTACATTACTTACAAAATTAAATATAAAATGTCTTATATTAGCAAAGTTACTTATAATTTTTATCAAACCAATCATTTGTCGAATTATCATTGATTTGGACATAGACTTCTTTGTTATATAACTCTCGCATATGGTACATTGCTATCATTAATGCCATAGATCGGTCAAAGTTACCTTTACGATTAAACTTAATTAACTCTTGCAGTAATCCTGGGTCATAAATCTTATGCATATTAAGAGTAACATTCCCGTCTTCGTCAGATCCTCTACTATCTATCAGCCAATCCCTAATATAAAGCTCACCTTGGTTTTTACGTTGCTCAGTCATGTGCATTCCATATTGACGTTTAACTGTTTTACTACGAAGATCACGTTTATCTAACATTTCAAACTCTTCTTGCAGTAAGTGCAACTTCCTAAAACGCTTAGCATAAGGGATAACTTCACCTCGGTCATTTTCAAATCCTATTTTTGCGTTATAGTATTCTGCTAGCATAAATAAGTTTCTATTATACTCATCTTGAGTCTGTGGACGGCCTACATATGATGCAACAATTAAGTCATCTGGTTTAGATAGGTTATTTGGAACCTTAATAACGTATGCTGCTCCCAAAGAACCTGATGTACCCGCTTGCGCGTAAGGGTCATGCCCTATTATGTACATGTTTTTTGGGGTAACTTGTTCAATGTCAGTCTTATATGGGGTTTCATATACAACAACTGCGCCTGTTACGTCATCATCTTTTCTATGTGGGAACTTAGTAATAGGTCTATGTGGTGAATTACCACGGAAATCTACTTTACCTTCAGAGTTATAATATAATTCTCCTGCTACTCCTATAGCATCTAGGTTGTTTGCTATCACTCTATTGTACTGTTCTTTTAAAGATGTAACATCGAACGTATTTCCAGTGACTTGAAGTGTAGCTTCTTGCGGAGTAAAAGCATGTTCTGCTACATATTGGTCAAATGATTTAGCATCATTACCTTTTTTCTTCTTTTCTCGCTGTTCTAACTCGAATTCTATAGCTGCATTAGTGTCACTATTCCCATCTTTGTCAATAAACCCATCTAAGTTTTTGTAAATAGGGTGAAAGAATCCACAATGTGTACCCATTGCACCAGCATCCCACTCATTTTCAAAAGATAAACAGTCATATGCATCAGGATGGTAGAATAACTCTTCCAAACCTTCAAATCCAGGTCCTTCTTCTCCGCCAGTTCCAAACGCCACCATAGTTCCAAGTGTTTTTGATCCTTGTTTCATGGTTGGCATAGCAACTTCCCAAGCTTTTAGCAATCCTGTAAAGGATCCTGCTTCTTCAAAGAATATTAACTCTCCTGCTTTACCACGGACTTTGTCTGGATCGTCTTTTAAACTCACTGCTAGTATTTGAGACTTAAAACCTAGAGTTACGTCAGCACCATTTACGTTCTTTTTGTATCCTGACTGCTTATGCATATCAGTATCTTTAATCCTTGGTTGAGTCCATGCAGTATTGTCATCTATAAACGATAGAATATCCCACGTTTTAGACATAATACCATCACCAATCAAGTATTGTT